CTAAGCCTGATAAGATAATATACCTAGCAGGGTATGATAACAAGAAAAGATGGAGTGATATATTAGGATTAACAATATATGGCTTTAACATAGAAGAGATTAACATAGCTGATAATGATTTCATAAGTGAGTTATTCATTCGTGTATTTAGAAATGGTGGATTCCTATATGCAACATCAAACGGTGGCGACCCTGATATACCAGTGTATGCTAATCATTTGAATAAGTGTAGACCATCATCTAAGTATGAACATCAAGTACCAAAGGAAACAATGATTGAACTAGAGAGAAGTGAGCCTAGTCCTGATTACGTATATTATTTCTTTAATTTTGATGATAACCCTACAATGAGTATAGAGGATAGGGAGAAGTTAATTGCTAATACACCTAAGGATAGTTACCAATGGATGACAAAGATATTAGGTATAAGAGGTATTCGTGAGGGAGTTATATACGCAGACTATATGACAAGACATAAGAATATCATTAGTATTGATGATGTATTTGGTGAGCATCCTAAATATGGTGTTGAGATAATGACAATAGGAATAGATGTAGGTGGTACAGACCATACAGTATTCACATTAAATGTATTTACCACAGGATATAGAGAGCACATAGTAGTAGACTATATGAAGTTAAACAATGCTAACCATGATGATATATGGACTGCATTTAACAAATGGATACAGCCGTATTACGAAAGGTATTCAATGTATATGAAAGGTGCATTTATAGATAACGCAGCTAAGATAATGAGATTAACAATGGATAGCAGGATGAAATTACATCTTGGTTTACGCTGTTATGGACATAAGAAATATTTAATAAAAGATAGAGTAGATGCAGGTATCACACAATTAGATCAAGGTAAGTTATTGTTCACTGAACTAACTGAGGATTGCTATGTAGCATTTACTAAGGCAACATACACAAATAAGTCTAAGACTGATATACGAGCATTTAGCAACCATACACATAAAGATATAGTAGATTCAATAGAATATGGCCAAGCACCATATACTACTCAAATAATGAGACACTTAAAAGGAGTAAAATAATGGATAGTAAGATATATGAACAAGGTGAGAAAGCACAACCTATCGTATTAGATAAGGCAGTGTTAGTAGAAAAGATAATGGAAGCCTCACATCTCACATGGGATGAAGCAGCAAACGCATTAGAGATTACCTTAGAACGATTAAGAGAAGATGGCAAAGTAATATAAACTATCTCATAAGGAGGGTTTAGATGAAAGTACGGAACGCAGTAAACCCGCTATATTGGGGTAAAAGAATGATTGATAAGAGAATACAAGAGTTCACTAAAGGAGTTGGAACAGGAATGCAATATAATCCATTGTTAGTTACAATGAAAGATAATTTCACCGATAGACAATTCACACGAAGAGGGTTAGAAAATAGCCTATGGTATAGTGGAGATGAGCAAAGTTTGTTACATTTCTATACTAAGGAAGCACCTAAGTTCTTTGGTAAAGGACAAGCAAGTGAGAGTACCAATTACTTTTGGGCGCAATCTAACATAGATGTAAGAAGAATACATAGTGGATTTCCACAGTTAATATGTGAGAAAATGGCTGACTTAATAACTGGTAACGGTTATGAGATAAAAGTAGAGGGTGCAAACGAGGTTGATTTACAAGAGGAATTAGACTTGATGTTAGAAGATAACAAGTTTAGAGGACATCTATTAGGTAAATCGATTGAAACGGAATCATGGAGTGGTGGTGTATCTTGGAAGTTAAGTTGGAATCCATCATTAAGTGAATACCCAATTATAGAAGCATGGCAACCTGAAAACTATACAAGTGTTATAGTTAGTGGTAGAGTACAACAAGATATATTCTATGTGTATTATGAGAAGAATAACATCACATATAGATTAAGTGAGATATATGGAGTAGATAAAACTAAGGGCGCTTACATAGATTACAAGTTAGAAAAGTTAGTGTTCAAATCAAGAGGGCAAGATTCAAAAGATGGTGAGTGGAGTTTAGTGCCGTTCAATGAGTTAGAGCAAACAACAGACTTAAAACGAATTGAGTTTAATGGGTACTTTAAACGCCTTAGCTTGTATAAACCTAACAAACTACCTAATAGTGAGTTTAGATATTCAATGGTAGGAGAGAGTGATTACGCAGGGTCATATGGTTCATTTGATGCAGTAGATGAAATCATATCAACTTGGATTCAAGAGTTTAGAGATGCTAAGTTAAATAGATACTTCCCTGAAGAGTTAATGCTTAAGAATTTAGGTACAGGTAAATACGCTTATCCTGATTCATTCAAAAAGGATCATATCTTATTTGCTGATAGTCCTAGTGAAAATACCGATAAACAAAAGATATTATATGAACAAGGAGATGTGCGTACGGATAAGCATGTTGAATCGTATAAAATATGGGTTACACAAATACTTAATAATGCAGGTCTTAGTCCATTAACAGTTGGAGTAACAGGCTTAGAGAGTATTGATGCTAGTGCTGAATCACAGCAAGAACGTGAGAAAGTGTCTATCCGTACTCGTAATAAGAAAATTGAGTTATGGACTGAGTTCTTAGAGGACTTCCTTAAAACGGCATTAGAGTTTAGAATGATGACTAAAGGTATGTTAGAAAATGAAGATGGTACATATGATGTTAAGAAAATGCAAGACTTCGATTTAATCGTATCATTTAATGATTATATAATTAAGTCTAAAGCAGATAGAACAACTGAAGTACAACTAGGCTTAGGTTCATCGTGGGATGTATTAACAGCAGTTAAGTATGTACATGATGATAAAACACTTCGTGAGCAACTTGCTATAAGCGCTAGGACTAAGTTAGAGAATGGGTATGAAAGTATATCGCAGGCTGAATTAAGTGCATTACAAGCTGAAAATTTAGAAGTAAACGAAGAGTTGAGTGATGATGGTATAGATATTATAGAGGTCAATGAAAACGAAGATGGCGTAGATACTGAAGAAGAGATAGTATTAGACACCGAAGTAACACCTGAAGTATAAGATAGGTGGTCAATTATGCCAATTAAATTAAATGAGAAAAGACCTTATCAAAGGTTATTACATACTGAAGATGAGGAAAAACAGTTAAATAGTAAAGGCCTTGAAGCCGTTATGTCATCTAATGTATCGGCTGCTATGAGAGAAAGTAACGATTTAATAATTAGATTTCATGGTGGTGCTACATATAGTTATGCAGGTAAAGGTAATTTATTTGAACGCTTAATGGGTGCAGCAAGTAAAGGTAAATGGGTATGGAGATTTCTTATTAGGCCTAATGCAGCATATCAAAAGGTAGGTAGTGTAGATATTAAAAATGATGTACCGAGTAGAGATATGATGGAGCAACCTAAAAAACCTAAATATAAGGTATCAACAATAATTCCATTTGATGAACTTGGTAACCAACTATTGCCACAAATCACCATAACACCGTTAGATTTTCTCTCTACAATGGTAGGAACTAACGGACAAAGTAACTTAGGAACAATCGCTAGTTTATTCTTAGCGGGTAATATATAACACACTAGAGGTAATCTAGGAGAACAGTCGTACGGACTTTAAAAGGAGGAAACAAAAATGGCATTAGAAGATACAGTAATAACGGAACAACCGATTGTCGAGCCAATAGATGCTCCAATAGTTGAACCAGTAGTAGAAGTAGCAAAAACGAAAACGGAGTTAATGCGTGAAATATCAAAAGAATATGGTATTAACTTGTTTGAAAAAGAGGGTATTGAAAAGTTTAAAGAGTATCAAGATAGTCAAAAGACAGCAACCGATAAGTTAAATGAGGAACTAGACTTATACAAAACTAGGGAAACGGACTGGACTAATGAAAAACTTGATTATGAAAGTAAACTTAAAGCGACTGAATTAGGTATTCCGTTAGATAGATTAGATGATGTTAAGAAATTAGCTGACAATGATCCTAGCAAATACGAGGAAGTTTTAAAGAAATACCCTGCATTTAAGACAACAGATGGAATAAAGATTGGTGTTCAAAATCCCAACAATTCCAAAACTCCAAGTGGATTGAGTGAAGCCGAGCAATACATGGCTAAGAACTCTCGCATATATGGGGACAAAAAATAAAGGAGAATTAACTTATGGCAAATTTATTATATCCAGCATCAAGTGGTCATTATACAGATGACAAGTATTCAGCATTATTAGAACCAAATCTATGGTACAACAACATATTCATTCCTGGTGTAACATATACTGACAAATATCAATTAGGCCCAGCAGGTCAAATATTCGTTCATAAACCAGGTGTTGGAACTATTACACCAACAGTACCAGGAGCAGACTTCACTGATGCAATCGTTCAAGATTCATTAGTAACTATCGCATTGAATTTACAATTTAACCGTTCAAGAAAAATATATGGTGCTACATTAGCTTCAGTTGCATATAGTGCAGCAGCAAGTGAAATGGAAACAGCTATACAAGAAATTAAAAAAGCATGGACATTAGCAGCATATCAAGCAATGATTACTACAGTTGGTACAATCAACTCAACTAATATTACAACAGTGTTAGCAGCATCAAGTGTATATGATACTATCGTTGATGATAGAGCTAAATTAGTAGCAACAGGTGTTACACCTGACACAATTATCGTATCACCTGCAATTTATGGAATGTTACTACAAAGTGATGAATTCCAAAGAACTGGTATCGTTGGCGATAATGCAGTATCTAATGCAATCGTTGGTAAGGTAGCAGGACTTAATGTAGTTGAATATGAAGCAACAGATAGTGGTGCTATTGATGCAGCAACTATTGGTGGAATCACATGGGCTACAGGCGATTTAATGGAATATGTTATGTATGATAGTGATGCTTTCTCTATCGTAACATCAGTAGAAGCTATTAGATTAGTTGAAGAACCAACTCGTTTCGTAGGTACTTTAGCGCAAGTTCAAATCGTATCAGGATTCAAATTAACAAATCCAGCAAGATGTTTACTTAAGTTCCACGATTTAGCATAATAAGATAACCTAAATATGGGTGGGGTTCATACCCTGCCCTATTTTATTAAAGGAGTGAAATAATGACATTAACTAACGGACAATATATAATAACTAAAGATGAAGTAATAGATAATAGCGAGTTTACTGAGGCTGACTTAACTGAGGTATATGGTGAGGCTATTGAGTTCTATTTAATCAATGCTAGTAAGAAAACATACAATATCTTATATAGTGCTTATAGAGGTGTAAATAAAGGTAGACAACGATTAGCATTACAATACATTATAAATAATGACAGTGATAAGCAAGTAACGATTAGAGAAGCAATTATAGAGTATATAAGAGGTGCTATGTATAGTGGTATGGATTTAAAAGAATACCTAGATGTTAAGCCTAACTTTTCGCATAGTGTAATTGATATACTTAAACAAGATGACCTATGGATCGTTGCTGAATATTATTATCAAGATGAAGATATATTATGAGAAAACCTCGTAATCCTAAATACACAGTTAAAGCCTATTACATAGAAAATGATATAACAACAGTATTCTATTGTAAAGAAAAGAAAATGCGTAATCTAACTAATGAGATGGGTGCTAGTATGGCATTATCTAATGGAGAACGCTTATTAGAAACTGATAGTATGATAGAGTTTAAAATGAATGAAACGGTTAAGATAGCAAATGAAACATTGTTAGTACAAGAAAGCAACGGAGAGATTGACCCTAGCGACCTAAACTCAATGCGTGGTAATCCTAAGTACATTCAGTTTGTCTTAGTAAGATAATGGCTATACCTACATTAAGCGAGATTAGATTAACCGTATTAAACTATATACCATATGACAAAGGGTTTATGTATGCTAACGGAACTAGGTTTAGTGAGGACTCAACTAAGTATGTGATTATCTACGATGGGAACGCAGTACCTTATATACCATATCAAGAGTATGGGTTTATTCATTGGAGAAGTGGCAAAGAGGTTACACTAAGAAAAGGGTTTATTCAAAACGACACAGTTAATGCGTTAAGTTTTTTAATCAATCAAGCAAGTGGTAAACAAAAGAACTTAATATTAGCACAATCAAAGAGAACAGTACAAGCACGAAATAATCAATTATCACAAGGAACATTACAATCGTTAAAAGGTAACAAGTTATAGATAGGAGTGGTGTATATGTTTTATTCAAAGAACAAACGATTATATGATTTAATATTAACTAAACTAAATGAGAACACGCAAGATGTTGTTTTTAGTGGGAACTATATGTTTGAGTTTAACCAACAATTAGCAGGTAACGGTAATTTCAATTTTTCAGTAGTAAGTAGAGATGCTGATGCCTTAGAGTTTAGTTCAACTGACATAGTCCCATTAGTAGATGTTCAGTCAATACAAATTCCATTCGTTGAAGATAATGAGAGAGATGATTGGGAACGAGAGTTTTATGTAGCAATAGAAATACCAGCAACACGCAATGCAATAACTAATGAATCAATTATAGAGTTTGATGAGGCTAATCCTAAATATCAAGCAGTATTAGAAACATTAGAAAATATGGCCTCTAACCTCACATTTATTGAGGGGGATTATAAATACACATTCAAGGTAAAAGAGCCGACTAAGGTTAATGTAATGACATACGGTGGAACATACTACCAACTGTTAGCATTAACATTTAATCTTAC